CGTCTAGGTGAACAAACAAGTGATCCTAAGATAGCACTAAAGCTACCTAGATTATCATTTGAAATATCATCTATGGAATATGATGCCAATGCACGTGTATCTAAACATAAGAATTATACAAAGGTAATAACAGGGGACACATTACAATTAAACAAGTTGGGTGCACCCGCTGTTTATAAAGTTGGATTTGAATTAAATCTTTTGGCTTCAACACAAGATGAAGCTCTGCAGTTATTAGAGCAGATACTTCCAATGTTTCAGCCAGAGTATACAGTAACAATAAAAGATATTCCAAGTATGAATATCACAACCGACACTCCGATAGTTTTAGAGAGTGTTGATATGAATGATGATTATGAGGGTGATTTAGTTACGAGGAGAGCCATAATATATACTTTGTCTTTCTCAACTCGTATTCGTTATTATAGAGGTATCGGTAAGAGCAAACAAATTCTCCAGACAGAAGTTGATTATTCAGAGAATGTTGATCCTACTACTCATAAATTTGAGACACAAAAGATAGTAGGTACAACAACATCTGACGGTGCTGGTGGTTTTAAAGAACCATACACTGAGACGATTAACTTTTTTGACACTGACGTATAAGGGAGAATGTAATGGGATATAGATTTAATGCAAAATTAGTAAAGGTTGTTGATGGAGATACCATTGATGCAGATATAGAATTAGGTTTTTCAGTATTCATGCGGGATCGTATCCGTTTAATGGGTATAGATACACCTGAGAGTAGAACAAGAAATTTGGCAGAGAAGTCATGGGGACTTGCTGCTAAACACAGATTGATAGAACTATTGGCAGAAGCTAATGGTGAATTTACACTAGTAACCGAAGATATGGAGAAAGGTAAATTTGGAAGAGTACTTGGTACGATTGAGGTTAATGGCAAAGATGCTAACCAAAGTCTTATCGAAGAGAACTTAGCTATACCATATGAAGGTGGCAATAAAGATGAAAGCCGTACAAAATATGGTGTACAAGAATTATGGAATACATATTATGAAAACCCACAGGAACATGACGATGACCATGAACATGGAGACGAAAACCCAGAAGCTCACATCGACTTCCACGAAAAGTAAAATTGATTCGGACTTCGAAAGAGTCCGAAGAGATTTATTTGATTTATCCACGCAAGGTGAAGAAGCGATAGAGCTCATGATGGAGCTTGCGCGTGAGTCAGAGCACCCGAGAGCATTTGAAGTTCTTGGACAATTAATTAAACAAAACGCTGAGATAGGTGAAAAAGTTTTAAAGCTTCATAAGAGTAAGAAGGAACAAGATAAAACTGATGAACCTACAGCACTTGCTCAGCAAGCAGCAACGAATAACAATGTGTTTATAGGCTCAACAGCTGAACTACAAAAAATGTTACGTGATGAAAAGGTAATAGAAACAGAACCGGACTTATTTGAGAAATGAGAGAGACAAACTATTTAGGCAATCCGAATGTTCGGGGTGCCGATGTAGAACATCCTTGGACTAAAGAGGAATTAAAAGAATACAAGAAATGTTTAGATGACCCTAAATATTTTGCTAAAAAGTATTGTAAAGTAATCCACCTCGACAAAGGCTTAATACCCTTTGACCTATACCCATATCAAGAGAAAATGTTTGACTCATTTACTGAGCATCGATTTAATATTGTTTTGGCATGTCGTCAGAGTGGTAAATCCATTGCTGTGGTCGCGTATCTTCTATGGTATGCTATATTCAAAGGGGAACAAGTTGTAGGTGTACTAGCAAATAAGAATGCTATTGCAAGAGAAATGTTAGCACGTATTACACTGATGCTAGAGAATCTACCATTCTTTTTACAACCAGGATGTACTGCACTCAATAAAGGATCTATTGGATTCTCTAATAATAGCAGAATCATTGCTGCAGCCACATCATCAAGCTCTATTCGTGGTATGTCACTTAACCTTGTTTACCTCGATGAGTTTGCATTTGTAGATAACGCTGCAGAATTTTATACATCAACATATCCAGTTATCTCATCTGGTAAAACATCTAAGATTATTATCACATCTACAGCCAATGGTATTGGTAATATGTATCATAAACTATATGAAGGTGCTGTACAAGGAACAAATGAATTTACACCAACTCGTGTAGACTGGTGGGATGTACCTGGAAGAGATGAAGCATGGAANCAAATGACTGTTGAGAATACATCTGAACTCCAGTTTGACCAAGAATTCGGTAATAGTTTTCACGGCACAGGAAACACATTAATATCTGCTGATGTCTTATTAGCTTTAAGATCTACAGAACCACAGGAATACTATAACAATGTAAAGATCTTTGACCAACCAGAAGAAGGGCACAATTATCTTATGTTTGTCGATGTATCTCGTGGAAGAGGCCAAGATTATTCCACGTTTACAGTGGTTGATGTGTCATGTAANCCCTTTGTACAAGTATGTACATACCGTGATAATATGATAAGCCCTTTATTATTTCCTGACTTGTTATACAAGTATGCTACACATTATAATGAATGTTATGTAGTAGTTGAATCAAATGATGCAGGACAAGTGGTATGTAATGGTTTATATTATGATTTAGAATATGAGAATGTATTTGTAGAGAGTATGATTAAGGCGAATGCTATTGGTGTTACTATGACAAGTAAAGTTAAAAGGATTGGCTGCTCAAACATAAGAGATATCATGACACAAAAGAAGTTAATCATAAAAGATGAAGAAACAATTCGAGAAATGTCGACATTTGTAGCGAAAGGATCATCTTACCAAGCAGATCATAACTCACATGATGATCTTATGATGAATTTAGTGATGTTTGGTTGGTTNACATCTACACCATTCTTTGCAGAATCTACCGATGTAAACATGAAACATATGTTATATGAGCAAAAAGTAAAGCAAATGGAAGATGAAGTAATACCGGTTGGGCATATGCCACAACAAGAAGATAGTAATCATCCATTCGGTGTAGGATGGGAAACCTATAAATTTTAGTTGTTATAAATAAGTATATTGAGAAAACTACGTATTATGAATAATCTTATTAATAACATGACAAGGGAAAAAATATGGCAAATCTAGTCTCACCTGGAGTACAGGTAAAAGAAATCGATTTGACTAATGTCGTACCGTCTACATCATCTACAATCGGAGCCATGGCTGGAGCATTCAGTTGGGGACCGTGCGAAGAGATACATACTGTAAGTAGTGAAACGGAATTAGTTGAAAAGTTTGGGAAGCCTGATGCAAACACATTCGAAAGTGTTTTAACGGCCGCCCAGTTTTTAAGTTATGGCAGCGCGCTAAAAGTTGTCAGAGCTGTAAAATCAACAGCACGTAACGCAACAGCGTCAGGTACTGGAATATTAGCAAAAAACGATGATCATTTTAGTACATTATCACCCGCAGCTGGAGACTGGGTTATTGCCCGCCATCCTGGTGTTTTAGGTAGTGCACTTAAAGTTCATTTCGCAACACAAGCAGCAAGCTTTAACGGTGATGCTACTTGGAAATCGTGGGTTGAAAGTGCTCCTGGCACATCAGCTGGAGCCGCTGCAGTAGGTGGTTCATTAGATGAAATCCACGTGGTAGTAACAGATGAAACTGGTGAAATATCCGGCACAGCTGGTACGGTTTTAGAAACTTTTGGTTTCTTAAGTCAAGCTAGTGATGTTAAATCATCTGATGGTACATCTTTGTACTATAAAGATCACATCAACACAAAATCAAAATGGATCCGTATCGGAAACCATCCAGCAGCTTTATCTGACGCTGGTGAATCTGCAGTAGCAAACGCTTTTACAGTAGTTGCAGTTGCAAGTGCTTCACTAGGTGGTGGTATTGACGGTAATGCATTAACAGTAGGTGAAACTACTGCAATGTATAACCTTTTTGCAGATGCAGAAACAGTTGATGTAAACTTAGTGTTCCAAGCAAATTCTGGCTTTAGTGCAGCAGATACAAGAACATTAAGTAATTTCTTAGTTGCTTTAGCAGCAGCAAGAAAAGATGCGGTAGCCTTTGTCTCACCTGAGAGAGCGGCAACAGCAAATGCAGCAGCACCGGCTACGGATGTAGCAGCATGGAGAACTGCTTTAACTTCATCGTCTTATGGCTTTGCGGATTCAAGTTCTTTGTATGTGTATGACAAGTACAATGATGTTTATCGTTGGATTTGTGCGGCAGGATCAACAGCAGGACTAACAGCTAATGCTGATTTAGTTGCTGATGCATGGTTCTCACCGGCAGGATTTACACGNGGCGCAGTTCGTAACGTTACTAAACTAGCATGGAACCCTAATCAAGCGGATAGAGATGCACTATATAAAACGGGTGTTAACCCTATAGTGACTTTCCCTGGACAAGGTACAGTGTTGTTTGGTGATAAAACTTTACAAGCTAAGCCAAGTGCATTCGATAGAATCAATGTTAGAAGACTATTCATTGTTCTTGAGAAAGCGGTATCTGCAGCATCGAAAGCATCATTATTCGAATTTAATGATGAATTTACGAGAGCTCAATTTAGAAATATGGTTGAGCCTTTCTTAAGAGATGTTCAGGGTCGTAGAGGTATTACAGACTTTAAGGTTGTTTGTGATGGTACTAATAATACTGGTAACATTATTGACACGAACAAGTTTGTAGCAGACATTTATGTTAAACCTGCAAGATCTATTAACTATATAACTCTAAACTTTATCGCCACAAGAACTGGTGTTGAGTTTAGTGAAATCGCAGGAGGTAATTAAAGATGGCAATATTAGGCGTAGATGATATGAAAGCCAANCTANTTGGCGGNGGTGCTAGACCTAATTTATTCAAAGTAACTATGGCTTTTCCAAGTTATGTTACAGCGAATGTAGAATTGGCATCGTACATGTGTAAAGCGACAAGCATGCCAGCATCAACAATAGCTCCGATTCCTGTTCCATTTAGGGGTCGTACATTGCAAGTGGCTGGTGACAGAACGTTTGATCCATGGTCGGTTACTATAATTAACGATACGGACTTTAATGTACGTAATTCTTTTGAACAGTGGATGAACGGTATTAACCAACATAAAGCGAACACAGGTTTAACACAGCCTAGTTCTTATATGGCGGATATGATCGTTGAGCAGCTGGACAAAGACGGTACAGTAGAGAAAACTTATAACATTCGTGGTACTTTCCCAACTAATTTAGGTGCAATTGAACTAAATTACGAGAGTGAAAATGCTATTGAAGAGTTTGAAGTTGAATTACAAGTTCAGTATTGGGAATCTGATAAGACAACGTAAATCATCGATATAACATAAGGAGTGCCTTCGGGCACTCTTTTCTAAGTGTTATAAATAATATTTAGGAAAGAGTGAATAAAGGAATATTAAATGGCAGACAACAGTAGATCACTATTCGGTTTTCAGTTTAAAAGAAAAGCGATAGAAGACAACAAAAAACCAGTATCGTTTACACCAGATAACGAGGATGGTGCGTACGAGATATCACCGACNGGTGGTTATTTTGGCCAATACATGGATCTTAATGGAGATAAATTCCAAAATGATAAAGATCTAATNATGAAATACCGTTCGGTAGCAAATTATCCTGAAGTGGATATGGCTATTGAAGATATATGTAATGAAGCAATTACAGATGAGAATGGTATTATAGCTAAGCTCAACCTTGATAACCTAGACCAAGCAGATAAAGTTAAAGAACTTATTCAAGATGAATTTCAAAGGATTCTTAATTTAACTAACTTCTCTGCAAATGCATACGATACATTTAGACGTTGGTATATAGATGGACGTTTATTCTTCCATTGTATTATTAACGAGTCTAAACCTGATGCTGGTATAATTGAGATGAGACAAATTGATCCTACAAAGATTCGTAAGATCAAAGAGACTGAGAAGGTAAAAGATCCAAAGACTGGTGCTGATCTTGTAAAAGAGGTTGGTGAATATTACCTTTATCAAGATGATGTAATGACAAACAATGGTGAAGGATTACGTATTAACACTGATTCTATTATTCAGGTTAACTCAGGTCTACTCAACGAAGAACGCAATAAGGTTATTGGCTACTTAAATAAAGCCCTTAAACCTATTAACCAATTAAGTATGATGGAAGATTCCCTTGTCATCTATCGTATATCAAGAGCACCTGAACGTAGAATATTCTATATTGATGTAGGTAATCTACCTAAAGGTAAAGCTGAAGAGTATTTGAATTCTACTATGAACAAATACCGTAACAAAGTTGTATATGATCCTACCACAGGAAATATTAAAGATGAGAAGATTCATCGTAATATTATGGAAGATTTCTGGTTACCACGTAGAGAAGGTGGTCGTGGTACTGAGATTGATACACTTCCAGGTGGTTCTAATCTTGGTGAGATTGAAGATATTCAATACTTCCAAAACAAATTATATAGGGCATTAAATATCCCTATGAGCAGACTAACAGAAGCTGATGCATTTTCAGTTGGTCGCTCATCCGAAATTACTCGTGACGAACTTAAATTTCAAAAGTTTATAGATCGTTGCCGTAATAAATTCTCAACACTTTTTTATGAAGCACTGAAGAGGCAGTTAATCTTGAAGAAGATTATTGTGCCAAGTGACTGGGTAAATATCCGCGAAGAAATTGTTGTTGAGTATTCCAGAGACAATTACTATTCTGAACTTAAGGATGCAGAAATCCTTAAGGAACGTATAGAAACGTTACAAATGATGGATGAATATATTGGTTCGTTCTGGTCTAAAGACTGGGTACGCAGAAATATTCTGAAGTTGGATGATGAGATGATTAAGCAAATTGCTAAAGATAATAAAGATGATCCAGTGGATGCTGACTTTATTAATCCAGATTTGAGTAATTCAGCAATATAAACATATTGTAATACATAAAGTTTACTGGAAATAAACATTTTTATAAATACTATACAGAGAGATTATGACAACAAGAGAATTAATTGACAATATAAAGACGGGTGATGCACAACAAAGCAATAATACTTTTAATAGTATTATGCAAGATAAGATAATAAGTGCATTGGATAATCATAAACAAGAAGTTGCTTCGAAAATGTATGGAGCATCTAATGACGCTCCAGCGGTAGAAGAACCTGCTGTGGAGACAGAGACAGGGGAAGTTGAAGCGAATGCTGACGTTTAAGGAATCATTTAATGAAGTAATCGAAGCTAAATTGAAGCTCCCGA